GTCGCCACGAGTAACCCGACACGGCATGGTCTTCGATATACTCGCCCGCGTAGGCAAGCCACTCGTTCAGGTAGGCAATGATGCGCGCCCATTGGGTCGACCAGTAGGTGATCCATGCGGCGATCCACGGGAAGAACACGCGACGCCACCATGCACGCCACCAGTCGAGAATCCGGTCGCGGTTCTCGGCGTCGGCCGGGGCCCACGGCGAACCGAACCCGGTGAGCGGCGGCGGCAGGGGTACGTTCAGCTCCGGGGGTGGCGTCGGGGCGTCGGGCTCGATCGGGGGTTCCGGGGGTACGAATGGCGACATGCGCGTGATCCTATCAGTCCGACCAGTCGAACGGTCGAACGCCGCCCCACGGGTAGCCGTAGTACCCGGCCGGTCGCATACCCTCGCCCTGATCGAGCAGACTCAGGAACAGGGATTCGAGCCCGGCCAATACTTCGTTGTCGACGTTCACGAACGCCCGGCGCTGAGCGTCGAGCAGTTCCATGATCGAGGTCGAGCGGCCGGTACGGCGCAGCGTCGAGTTGTTCGCTACCCGGCGATCACTAGCGGCGGTCGCGTAATCGGTGTTACCGCCGATCAGGGACTGGGGGAAGTCCGACTCAATGTCGAGGCCGTGCGTCGTCGCCTCGACCGTGTCTGTCTCGTCCCGGTCATCCAACGGGAGGTCGACCGAACTCGACACATACCGCTGATTGGGGACGGTCATGTTCACGTTGCCCCAACGGCGGAACGCGAGCATCCACTGATCGGGGGTGTTGTAGCCGAGGCGTCGGGTTCGGAACCGGTCGAGGATATGGGACAGGATCACCGGGCGGTAGGCCTCGTCGAAGATCGGCAGGTTCGACAGGTACAGATCGGCCCCGAGTTCGGGTGTCGGTGGTTCGCTGTACCCCCAGGAAAGTTCCGAGCGCACCATGGCCGGGACGACGATCGAGCCCTGTGGGAGTGTGATCGTAAGTTCGGGTTGTTCGGCTACGACGATAGAGAATCCCTGATCTCTCAGGGCGTCTTCTAGGGTCATGGGCAGGGCTGTCATAGCGGCGATCCTATCTGTCGGGAACGACGATTGGGTGTGAAGCGGCACTTCACAGTAGAACGGCGGTCGTCGTACGACCATGCACACGGGTTGATCGGGTAGTCGGACACGTTAGAACCGCCCTGACACGAACGCCGTGATTAGCGTTGCGAGGCCGACCCCGAGGACCGCCACGAGTAACCATGTACCGACGATCAACACGATCCACACGACGACGTTACGAACGAAGTGGCTACGCATTAGTACGACACCCCCGACCGGGGAGCGTTCGACGGTCGGGTGCCGATCTCGGCGACCGACTGCCACACGGTAGTACCCCGGGCGAATCGCTCGACGAGGCGACGCCGGGCGTCGTCCGGCATGGCCCCGAGTATTGACGCGTCGTCGACCTGCCAGTAGCTGTAATGATCCATGGGGTCGATACGCGGCGGCACCATGGCCCGACCGACCGTGTACCCGTACCGCTCGAACATGCTGATAGCGGCGCGCACCCGGTCGGGGGCCGGGAGCTTCACGACGACCGACACACCGGCCCCGGCGGCAGGCCGCCACCCACCGACCGACTCGAATCCGCCCCGGCCTGACTGCGAGTTCGCCGCCTGTACGACGGCGTCGACTGACTTCGATCCCATGATGCCGGACACGCCTAGCTGATAGGCGGCGATCTCGACTGATTCTTCCAGCTTCATATCGAGTACGCCCATGTTGAGCGACGACGAGATAGCCGACGTGGCAACGTTCGCCGCCCCGGCGGCAAGTCCGACAGGGCCGCCCATGGCCGAGCCGAGCAATGTTTGGACGCCCTGAGTACCCAGGTTTATCTGGGCCGACGCGACGGCGGCCGAGATCGCGAGGGCGTATTGCTGGATCATCACAACCCGGTTGTAAGCGTTGCCCCAACCGAGTTGAGCGAACGCAAGATCGAGGGTCGCCGGGTCGCGCAGCGCCTGCCCGTAGCCGGAGGTCATCATTCCGGCGAGCCCCGAAGCGTCGAGGCCGATCGCCGTAAGCTCGCCCTGCATTGAGTAGTTCACCGGGAGGGCCACGTCCGACCCGCCCGACACCGACCCGGCGACGGCCTGAACCTGAATGTTCGACGACTGGATCAACTCAGGCATAAGCGCCGCCTGATCGGAACCGGCGACGACGACCTCGCAGAATTGCGACGTGAGTAGCTTGCGCCACGTCCCGGCCCCGGCGGCCGACAGGGCCGAGGCTCGCCAATCCGAGATCGCCGTAACAGTCGGCTTGGCCGTGACGAGTTCAGAGTGGTATACGGGAATGTCTGCGGCGGTATCCCACTCCGGGTCGGACGGTGAACGCGGCGGCGTACCGAGCGCCGAGGGCGACCCACCCGTGTTCGCGACCGCCCACGAGGGCACGAGCCGAATCGACGAAATACCGTCGAGCACCCACGGGGCGTTCTGCATGATCGCGAGGTAGTTCACGAGCCCGGCCATAGAAAATGTGAACACACCCCCACCGGCCGCGACACCGTCGACCGTCGAGGGAATCGCCGGGGTGACTTTCGGAATGTATATCTCCGACTCGACGAGGGGTGTGTCGCCTACGACGAGGTCGCTCGGGTTCTCGACCGCCATAAAGCCCATGGGGTCTATGTAGTCCCCGGCCGCCACGTCGTAAATCTCGAAGTGCAAGTGATTACCGGTCGAGCCGCCTGTGGTGCCGATCCCGCCGAGGGTCGTCCCGCCTGATACCGTTTCGCCGTCCGACACGTCGGGAGTCTCGAACATATGCGAGTAAGTAGACCGATACCCGTCGCCGTGGTCGATAACGACCCGGTTGCCGTAGCTCCCGTCGACCCCGGCGAACGTGACGGTGCCGCCCTTTGCGGCTTTGATCGGAGTCCCCTCAATGTTGGCAACACCGAACCCCATATCCATGCCGTTATGGGTGGGGCGTTCCGGGGTGCGGAACCCGTCGCCGGGCTCGCCGTTGTTCACATTGAACGTGCTCGGGGAGAACGGCCAAAAGTAGCCGACCGTGGCGACGAGGTCAGACCATGGGTACTCCGGGGCCGCGATCTCGAACTGAGGGTCGGAGTCGATCCCGGCGGTCGCGTCGGTTGCCTGAGTGGCCGCCGCCCCGATATACCCGGAGTTTCGGTGGGGCTCGAAATAGGGGGTGTCGCCGAGGCCTCGGAGATCGTTCGCCGATACGACGACGGCCGTCCATGTTGATAGGGCGTCGTCGAGGGCGTCACCGTTCACGGCACCCCATACCGGGGGCGCGTCGATCGGCTCGGGTTCGAGCAGGAACTGATCCCCGTACGTGTCCGACTGGCTAGCGGCGACGGCGACGTGACCGCGTCGAACCATGGAATAGCCGAGCGCCGGGGCGTAGGTTGTCCAGTCGTCCGGGCTCACCCGATACCGGGTGTCGGTGAGGTTCAGGTATTCGGCGTCGAGGTAGGCGTACCACTTCGAGCCGTCGGCGAGAGTGAACCGAGCGTAGTTGTAGCCCGACCCGATCTTGAATCCAAGCTGTAGTTGCAGGTCGCCCCACGGGCTCCACCGTTCGACAGTCGTCGAGTGGGCACGACCGGCCGTGATCTCGGCCGATATGTAGGCGTCGACGGCGGCGGCATTGATCGGGGTAGCTGCGCCGTCCGAGTCGATCGGCGCGTACACGAGCACGACCGGCACAGGCGAAACGTCCGGGGTTTCTCCGACTGTAGGTCGTTGCCCGGGGAGGTTCGGGAAATCGGGAATGTCGCCGATATTCACTACCATTGGTCGACCACTTTCACAACTTCCTTAGACCCGAAGTAACGACGGTTTATCTGTTGTGCGGCAAGCTGACGGGGCTGTAGGGTGCGACGGCGAACCGCCTCGACGGCACCCCGGATCGCCTGTACCTCGTCGTCGGTCAGTCGTTCTTCCTTTTCCTGGGCCCCGGCCTGAACCCCGAGGGCGGTTAGTGCTTCGTTCCATAGGCGCATGGCGACGACGTGCGAGCGCTCGACGTTGTCGGGGTGTACGCCGAGATCGATCGCCTTTATGTTCTCCAATAGGCCCTTATTGGACGTGAACGCGGTTAGCCCCGACATGGCCGTGTCGATCGCGGTCTGGTCGGACAGTAGCTGATCCTGATCGGTGAACACGACCATGCCCCGGGTCGTCGCCGCCATGTTCACGTCGACTACGAGGGACGACCTCGCGAGCCGATTAGCGAACAGGCGGATCGTCGCCCCGTCGTAGTCCATTCGGAGGGCGTCACCCCAGATCGGAATCCCGGCCCACTCGTCGAGCGGCTTCGTCGTCTTGAACGTGATGCCGCCGACCCCATTCGGGCCGTAGGTCGTGTATCCGGCCGGGTTGAACAGGTCGTCGAGCCCGGTCGCACCATAGACGCACTTCGTTACGGCGAAGCGACCCCGGGCCGCCTCAGTGTCGCCGTCGAGTAGCGGGTCGCCGTTGCGAACGTGGGTGAACGCGGCAAGCCCACCCTGTAGCACGAGCGCGAACTCTAACCGCATGGGGTCGATCGTGTCTGGCAGACCCTCCCACCGGTAGCGTGTCGCGGCGACCCCGGCGAGTCGGCTGTAGTAGTGGTGATATAACCCGGTTGCGTCGCCATTGAGCCATGGCGACGCCTCAGGCTTGCGTGGCTGTTGGGGGAATCGTCCGGCGCTCATGGCGGCGAGTCTATCGGATAGGTTGCCTGTCGCCCCTGATCTATGCAATGATCTCTCCCACGGCCGAACGGTCGGCCTACAAATCGCAACAGAATCGAGAATCAAAATGGGTCATTTTACAGACGCAATCCGCCTCCCGTCAGCTAAGTTCCCCGCCGTGGGCACTGAGGTTAAGGGAACCGTTACCGAGATCGGGACGAGTTCTGTTCCCGACTTCGACGACCGAGGCCGCCCGGCCGGGGTCAAATTCGAGGAAGACGGCGTCACGCCGAAGTCGCAGGTCGACGTAACCCTCGACGACAACGGACAGCAGATCGTCCTGCACACCGACGGCGCGATCTTCTACGCGATCGGGCGAGCCCTCGCCGTGATCGGCGCCGAAGACCTCGACGTGGGCGACCACCTGACCGTCACCTACACGGGCGACGGTGAAGCGACTGCCAAGGGCCGCAACGCTCCGAAGCAGTACACGGCAGTCATCACCCGCTAACCCCATGCCGCCCCACCCCCGGGCGGCCGAGCCCACGAGCCCGGCGACTCACCCGAAGTCGCCGGGCTCGTTGCTTGCCGCCGAGTATCCTCAGACCATGCGACCCGCGTTCGAGTGGTACGACTACCGTGCTATCAAGTCTCGTAACGCCCTGATCTCGATTGTCGGTGGGCCGCCCTCGATCGGTAAGACATTCAGCGCGAAAGCCGACGCCGTCGAACAGGCGATCAAGTCCGGCCGTCAACTTATGTGGGTTCGCCGGACGGTGATCGAACTCACCCACGCGAAGTCCGGGTTCTTCGACTCGATCGCCGAACGACACCCAGGTTTTGACTTCCGGGTGGAGGGGAACGCCGGGCAAATGCGAATGGACGCCGGGATATGGCGAACGATCGTCCGGTTCGCCGCCCTGTCGACCTCGTACCAAATGAAAGGTACCGAGTTCCCCGAAGTCGACTCGATCTATTACGACGAGTGCTTCGCCGCCCCGGGCTACCGGTACCTGACCGACGAGGTCGAGCGTTTGCGTCGCTTGTGGATCACCGTCAACCGGTCGAGGGTCGACCGCCACGGCCGGGCCCGCACCCGGGTCTATCTCATGGGCAACCCGATCCAACTCGACAATCCGTACTTTCTCGAATGGCGCTTCGACGCGTCCCGGGAATGGCAAAAGGGCCACGACACGAACGGGGACGTTGTCCTGCATTTGGTCGACGCCTCGAAGTACGAACGCCGGGTCGGTGAAACGGTGTACGGGAAAGCGCTCGGCGTCGCACAGGCTGACTACGCATCCGGCGAATACTTCCTACCGGACGGCGGGTATGTCGTTCAGGATCGCCCCGGAGATTCCAGACCGTACGCGACCCTCGTCACCCTCGACGGCACGTTCGGCCTGTGGGAGTCGGCCGACTGGAGAACCATGTACGTCACCCCGGGCCCGCTCGCCGACCTGACGGCCCCGGTCGTCGCGTTCGAGCCGCTAGCCGTTCGACCGGGTGTACCGCTCGCCGACGCACAGCACCATATCCGAAAGCTCGCCCGCCGCCACTACCGACGCGGCTCCCTGTTTCTCGTCGGCCAAGGGGCAATGCTCGCCCGGAAAGCACTCGCCCGCTAATGGCACTCCCTAACGACCCGGCCAAGCTTGCGGCGCTGCGCGCCCGGCAGGCGCAGAACTCAGCGAACTATCGAGCCCGACAAAAAGCACTCCGAACCGGGTCGGCGATCCCGGCCGCGCTACAACCCAAACGCCCGGCCAACTATCGCCCGCCGCGTGTCTCGGGGATCGTCGAAAACGCACAGGCGGCGGCCCGCCTGCAACGCGAGCGACGCGCCGAAGTGATCTCGTCCCTGACCGACATTCGAAACCCCAGGGTTCAGCTTCGCCCCGGTGAAGTGACCGCCCGAATGGCCCCGGAGCGGAAAACCCGCAAGGGCCAACAAACACAGGCGTCGCGCATCCGGGGCCGGGCCGCCGCCGAGCGCTTGCAGAACATTGGCCGGTCGCGGCGTAATCAGCTACTGTCCGAGCTTGAACGCGACCCCACCGGCCGCCTGTTCGACAACATGACCCCGGATCAGCGTCGGGACTTCCAACGGTATTCGGAGTCGATCGCTAAGGGCTCGCAGCAGTCGATTGCGATCCTGTTCGAGTACGCGGGAGGGCAGTCGGTGTACTCAGCGGCGATCGAACGTATCCTTGCGAGCCCCGAGTCGAGGGACGTGGAGGAGGGTTTGGCTATGCTCGCGACCCTCGCCGAGCAGGCGTCGAAAGCCGCCGATATGTACTCCCCGTCGAAGATCGGCCGCCTCACTATTTGACCCTCGAAAGTGGTCGTGTTTGTCGGTACTAAGGGGCTAGAATTGAGGCAGTCGAACACGCCCGTTCGGCCCCAGAGTAAGGAATACAAAATGCCTACTACCGCCCCCTTTGAGTCCGATGGATTCACCCCGGCCCCGATCGTTACGACGGGCCAACTCGCCCTCGTCCGATCCTCGATCATTGCCGGTCAGCCGGTACACGAGTCGATCGTCGAGGTCGTCGCGATTGACGGCGACACCCTCACCTACAAGAACGGCGAGTTCTGGGAGTCGACGGCGACCGTGTCCAATGTTCAGACGTGGGCGCTGATCGAGCCGACCCCGGCGAAGACGGGTCGCCACGCGAAGACGGTCTATAACCTCGACGCCCCGGTGATCGCCCTCGTCCGTTGCGACGCGACCGACGTACCCCACCCGTTGAAGCCGAACTGCACGAACCCTCACACGGCGGGATACTCCGACGACGGCACCCTCGACCCGGGTGTGTCGGTCGAGTGTGCATGGTGGGCGACGTGTCCCAACATGGCGACGACCGTTCTCGGCGGCGCTCCGATCTGCGCGTCATGCGCGACGATCGCCGCACTGTGAAAATGGGGTGGCGTCCATGGTGGCTAATGGTCGCGTCGGGGATTGTGCTCGTCGGGGTCATGGTCGTAGGAAACCTGCTGCGCGCCGGGGCCGCCCTGTGAGCGCCCACGAGCACGACGGCCTAGACCTCGACTGTGTCGGGTGCAAGGTCGTTCGGTCGCGTCGGGCCGTGCTCACGACCCGGGCGATTCATGCCCCGCTCGGACTGACCCCGTACGAGTTCACTAAGGGCATGACGAAAGCCGACAGTCTCGCGTTTTGGGTGGACGCTAAAGCGCTGGGCCTCGTCCGAGTGGGCAAGTCCAAGCGGTCGACACCTATGTACGCGCTCCCGTCGTACGAGGTTCCGCGTGCCCGCCGCTAACGGGTCGGGGGTCGGTTCCGAGCCGAGCCCCCGCCCCGGTTCCGAGGTCGATTCTGCCGTGAAGCCGAGCTTCACAGTAAAACGCCGGTCGAAGCGACCCCGTCGCGACGTAGAGACTATGGACTATCTCGGCGCAGCACGCCGTTTCATCCGAGCGGCCGGACGGCGTGTAGCTGAGTGCGACGAGTACGAACTAGCCGAGTTGATCGCCCTGAGGAACGACCTCGAAACGGCAATCGACGAGGCAGTAGCAGGACAGAAAACCCGCAAGTCGTGGGCCGGTATCGCACTCGCGACCGGCACAACCCGCGAAGCGGCTTACCAAAGATGGGGAAAGAAACGATGATCGCTAGGGATGGATTCGCCGGGGTCGGTTGGGGTGTCGCGCTAAAGAATCTCGGGATAGGTGAGTTCGCTATCGAGATCGAGCCGACAGTGATCGCCGCACGAGCCGCGAACGGCATGGAGACACAGGCCCGCGATATGTGGAACCCAGGAACAATAATCGAGCAGTACGACCTAGCTATCGACTCGCCCCCATGCCAAACGTTCAGCTTGGCCGGGAGGGGCCACGGTCGGGCCGCCCTCGACGACGTTATGGCGGCGATAGCCGACCACCGGTACCACTCGATCGAGTCACTGAAAACTCTCGGTCGTGAGGTCGGCGACGACCGAACCGCCCTCGTGCTTACACCCCTGTTCTACGCCGCCCGGGATCGCCCTCGAACGATCATTTTGGAGCAGGTACCTAGCGTGCTCCCGGTGTGGCAAGCCATGGCCGAGGTACTCGAAACGTGGGGGTACTCAACATGGGCCGGGGTGCTGAACGCCGAACAGTACGGGGTGCCACAGACACGGCGTCGGGCGATCCTGATCGCTCGCATGGACGGCGAAGCAAAGCCGCCGACCCCGACCCACTCCCGCTACTACTCACGCGACCGTGAGCGGCTAGACCCCGGAGTGCTTAGGTGGGTGAGCATGGCCGACGCGCTCGGGTGGGGGCTCACTGACGAACCCATGCCCACGATCACGGCAGGTACCCACGGGCCGCCCGACCGGTGGGCCTCAGGTGGCCGCTCGGTTCGCGAGCGGATCAACAGTAAACAGGGCGGCCCGTACTGGAAACCCCGGGGAGCCGTGCTATCGACGGGCACCCGGGATAACGCGGCCCGTCGTCGAATCGACGAACCGGCACCGGCCCTAGCTTTCGGTCACGACGCCGCTAGCTACCGGTGGGTCGACGCCCTCACGGGCGACGTGTACGACGCCGTGAAAAGCTCCGACGAGCGGCTAGGTGTGGTCGAGGCGGCGGCGATCCAGTCGTTCCCGACCGGGTTCGTGTGGCCGGGGTCGAAGACGGCGTCATTCAAAATTATTGGCAACGCCGTCCCGCCCCTGCTCGCCGAACGGATCATTACGGCGGCCCTCGCATGAAGATCAATTGGTACTGGATCACGTCCGACGCGTTCACGTCGATACGTCGTGACTTCACCGTGGCGACCCTAATCCGGTTAGCGGGCGACCTAGATCGCCCTACCGCGACCCCGGTAAGTGGCGACATGATCGCACTCATTCGAGCCGGTGTCAGGTGAGTTGGGGTAGCCGCATCCCGGCCCGCACCCCCAGGAAAAATTCCGACCCCTACCCGGTGCAATTCTTCGCGATCTGCGCCTGTGGGTGGAAGCTCGGAACCCACGACCTCAAACGCGCCGAGGGAGCCGCCTACACCCACGGCGTACTAACCGAACACGAGGCCGTCGAGATCATCCGAGCCGAAGACCTGCCGGGTGCCTGACTTCGACCCGGTCGACGCGCTCCGGTGGTACGCCGACGACTTCGAAACGACAACCGACCTCGACGGCGAGCCAACCCCGTACACGCTCAGCGACGAAGAACTCGCCCAACTAACCGAACTCCCACCCGGTCAGTCCCAAATGTCGGTACTTCGCCGGCCGATCTCGCCCAACGAGTTCGAGGCCTACACCGTGACCGCAACCCGGCACGACGACGGCACGATCACGGCGACCTCGAGAACCGGCCGCGTCCGGGTCTGGTCGTGGGCAATCGCACCCCTCGACAGTGAGCAGATACACACCGGGACGACGATCGAAGAATACGTCGACAAAGCCGCCGAGCTCGGGGGTGTCCATTGGTTCCATAACCTACGGTTCGACGCCGCGTTCCTCGACTCGTACTTTTGCGACGCACCCCCACACGGACTCGGTATGGAATCCGGCGAATGGATGCCCCGATACGTTCCCTCCGGGTGTTTCGGCGCGCTGATCTCAGATCAGGGAGCCCACTACGCCCGATACGTTCACCTGTCGGACGGGCGTCGGTTCCAAATCCGCGACTCCCTCAAAAAGTTCCCCAACACAACACTGGCAGCCCTCGCCGGTATGTACGGGGCCGACGCCCCCAAGGGTGAGATTGACTACACGAAAGAACGACCGACAGGGTACCGGCCGACCTCCGAAGAATGGGACTACCAACGTAACGACGTGGCGATCTTGCGAACGGCCCTCCGGGTCGTCGAGTCGATAGGCAACGACGCCCTGACGATCGGCGGCGACGCCATGGCCGAATACCGACGCACCATGGAACACGGCCGATTCCGCACGATCTTCCCGAAGCTCGACCGCGACCTCGACGACTGGATCAGGCAGGCCTACCGGGGTGGGTGGACATACGTCAACCCCAAATATCAGGGCCAAATGCTCGACGGGGTCGGGTCGGTGTGGGACGTAAATAGCATGTACCCGGCCGTCATGCGAGCCTCGTCGTACCCGATCGGCCTACCGACCCGGCTCGCCCCGGGCCAAACCGAACTACACGGGTACCCCCACGTCATATATGGGGCGTTGCTCGACGCGACGATCAAACCCGGTCGACTGCCCATGATTCAGGTTAAGCGCGACGCACGCTATAACCCGGTCGACTACCAAACCCAGGTTGAGGGGATCGAGTGGTATGGGACTGAGGTCGATTGGGCGTTGCTTCACGAACAGTACGACGTTGTCATTCACGAGTGGATCGCCGGGTTCGCGTTCCGCGGAATCCGAGGTTTGTTCGACCGGTATGTCGACAAATGGATGCAGGTCAAAGAACAGGCAACCGGGGGAGTTCGGACACAGGCAAAATTCCAGCTAAACAACCTGTGGGGTCGGTTCGCGATCAACCCGCTACGAGCGGGCCGCCTGCCGATCATTGGGCCGGACGGTGCCGTGAAGTACGAGCTAACCCCACAGGTGTACGACGAGCCGTGCTATACGGCGGTCGGAGTGTGGACTACCTCGTACGGGCGCGACCGGGTGATACGGGCCGCGCAGTCGTTCGGCGATAGGTTCCTAGCGGCCGACACCGACTCGTGCCATGTTCTGGGGATTGACCCCGGAGAACTCGAAGTGCATGAGACACGACTGGGGGCGTGGAAGCGTGAAGCCGTGTTCGAGCGGGCGACCTACCTCCGAGCCAAGGCCTACGCCGAGCAGATCGTACACGACGACGGGTCGACCGAGGTCGAGGCCCACGTCGCCGGGCTACCCCGGCGACTGCTCGTCGGGGCCGAGATCGAAGACATTGTCGTAGGCACGAGGTACACG